ATCCATCATGAACTGATAAAAATCCCATATATGATAAACGTTATAAACTGTTGTAGTGTATTGAAAGTTATATGAATAACCAAGTTGTGTTTTTTCTGAATCACCTGGTTGGAAATATTTTCGTATTTGTTCTAAGTTCTTTAAAAAAAGTTCTGTTTTAAAACCTGTTCTTTGGTATTCCCCAACCTCACCGATACCATCACATGATATTGATAAGAATACTTTGGCGAAATCAAACCAAATATCTAGGAAATTATATTTATCGAATTTTAATACTGATAAATTAGTATTATAATGAATCGATATATTCTTTTTTTGTTGTCCCCATAAATCTTCAAATGGAGTTATTGTATATAAATGATTTAATAATTGTGAATGTTCTGGTGTTATCAAAGGTTCACCACCAGCAAAATACCAACTCTTCACATTACTTAAATGAGGTTTTAGTTCTTCAACTATACCCTCTTTTACTTTAATTACTTTAGATGGATTACTTTTCATAAAAGATTCCGAACCACCAGGCCAATTTTCGATATCACCTTGTTCTTTATACCACTCTGATGAGAATGTATGATTACACATTCTACATTTAAAGTTACATAGATTTGAAAATCTTATATCAATGTGTTGTAATGCAGTTGTTGGAACAGAATAATCTTCTCCAATCTCTGGCATTTCCCATAAAGTATTTTGATTAAAGTTATTTCTAGGAGAAAATTCTCCTCTATCTTCTCTTTCATAACAAACATTACAGACAGAGTTTCTTATACCTTCACTCATATCCTTCCTTAGTTGTTTCATTTGAGGTGAGTTTATAACTTCTTCAACTGATTTGTTTCTTAAACTCAGTTCTTCTTTAAACTCTCCACCAATACAACATGGTTTAACTAAACCAGTAGGTTCAGCATATAAATGAATATATGGTAATATACAATGTGTATTTTTAGATTTATCTGTCATTGAAAGATGTATAAAAAAATAAGGTGGGAAAGTACTTCAGACAACAATGACCTTTTCCAAAACCCACCTTTATTTTTATAAGTAGTTTAGAATCTTAATTTTAAAGAAGCATTCCATGTACGTCCGAATCCGAACCATACTGAGTTTCTTGTATCGATTCCATTCCAAGTCTGTGAACTTCCATCAGCGTGGATGTTAGAGTTAGACTCGGCAATATAGTAAGTATCAAATAAGTTATTTACGTTAACTCTAAATGTACTACTTGTTCCGAATAAATCGAAACTATAAGTTGCACCTAAATCTGCCAATCCATAAGATGGTAGTTTTAATGCACCTAAGTTATCAGGTTGTGTAAACTCTGAATCAGTAATTGAATAATCTGCGTAAAGATTATCTACAAATCTATATCCTAAATCTACACTAAGGTTTTTACCAACCTTGTAATCAGCCTCAACATAAGATGTGAATTGTGCAGCATCACCAACTTTCGCATCTTTCAAGTACAATGTACCTGTTCCGATTTGTTCGTTGTTATCATCAAATAACGCTGCTTCGAAATCTTTAGTATATCTCCAATCACCGATTGATAACATACCTTTCAATCTCAACTTAGAAGTTGGGTCATAAGTTGCTTCAACTTCAAGACCATTATGTACAACATCGATATCTTTAAATTGAGCAAACCCATCAACACCTTGTTGGTTAGATAAACTTCTTGTTACAAATCTGTTACCCCAAGTTGTAGAGTATAAGTTCACATTTGCTCTGAAGTTATTGTTAACGAACCCATAACCTAATTCAACAGATGTAATTTCCTCATTTTGTAAATCAGGATTAACATTGTTTGCATAGTTAGGGAATACACCATCAAAGTTTGGTTGTCTTGAAATGAATCCAGCATTAAAGAACACATTGTGTGAATCATTAATGTTGTAGTTAGCACCACCTTTTACATATCCACCACCAACATTTTCTGTATCTGATTCTGGATTATCAGGTTGTGCAAAGTAATCAATTCTTTGGAATGATTGGTTAGATACCCCCGCCTGTAATACAGCAGATACGATAGAGTTGTTATATTCAACTAAACCATTAAGACCTTGCCAACCAACTTTACCTACATTGTAGTAAGCGATTTTAGGGCCATTTAAACCTGTATTTTGGAAAGGATTAGCATCAACTAAAGTGTTGATGATTTGTCCTGCAGAGTTATCGTTACCAGTCGAATAATAACCATCTAATCCAAGAAGATTATTTACAACTCTATAATGATATCCTGTGTAGTTTCTTAAATCAACACCAATCGAAGTTTTCCAATCACCACTCTCATATTCTAAGTTAGAGATTGCCCCAACCCAATCATGTGAGTTCATAGATGCTCTTCTAATAAGTGCACTTCTGTTAACACCATCTTCATTAAATCCATTAGAACCAATTAACTGACCACCAAATGGTAAATCACCACTATATGGGTCTGTGTTAGCTTGGTTATATGCAACTATAGCATCAAAATCAATGAATCCTTCAGGAGTTCTTGAACCTCTACCATTTTCTAAGTAGTGTTCAGTTAAATCCTTTCTGAAAGGTAGAACGTCTGTTTCCGAGTTGTAGTAACTTCTACCTCTTGGACCAGTTCCTCCACCTCTACCTGCAGATGCATATAATGATGTAGCAAGTTTAAGTTTGGAATTAATATCCCAATCCCAATTCAGAGTTGCCAATGGTTTGTTGTAGAAGTTTCTTCTTAAAGAGAACTCTTCTCCATTTAACGTACCACCATTCGTGTTCCATCTTCTATCAATACCATCTTCACCGAAGTTTTGATAATCTCTAATAGAAACCCAAACATCTCTTTGGTGGTGCCATTGTCCAGCACCTAAGAATGAAAAGTTAACTGAGTGGTCTGAATCTTCAGGTGCATATCCTAATGCAAAGAAGTAAGTGTAACCCTCACCACTTGTATTATAGATATACCCATCACCTGCCCACTTAGAAAGTAGTACAGATGTTGCCCATCCATTTTCATTTAGACCAGTTGAGTGAGCAACAGTAGTTTTATTGTAACCATCGTTACCGAATACTTGTTGTACCGAACTACCTTCTCTAGCCTCAGCTGCTTTTGTAAAAATTGAAACAGTTCCACCTACTGATGGTACTGCCAATTTCGAAGCTCCTAATCCTCTTTGTAATTGGATACCACTTGCAACATCTGTAAGACCTTGCCAGTTAGACCAATAAACCCATCCATTTTCCATATCGTTAACTGGTTGCCCATTGATAAGGAAAGATGTGTTTCTTTGGTCAAATCCTCTAAGAGAGATTCTTGAGTCACCATAACCACCACCTTGTTTGGTAGCATAAACGCCTGGTGTCTTGTTCATAATTTCTGGAAACTCTTGGTTTCCAACTTTAAGAGCAATTTCTCTTGGTGAAATCGTAGATACTGCTACAGGAGTTTCTCTCACTTTCGCGATATCGATTACACCGGAACTAACCACTACTTCACCGAGTACATTAAGGTCAGGGTCTAAACCTACCTCCATGTTTAATTCTGCGGCTACTATTATGGTTTCGTACCCTAAGTAAGAAACAATAAGTGCTTCTCCTTCTGAAACATCCAAACTAAACGTGCCATCAAAACCAGAGACAGTTCCATCTGCTGTTCCTTCAATGATAATGGTAGCACCAGGTAATGGGTCACCAGTCTCATTGTCAAATACTTTCCCACTAATTTGTGCAAAAGTAGTGATACTCGTTAAGAGCATCAATCCAACTAATAATAGTTTTCTCATAATAATTAATTTTTGTTAATTAAGTTAAATTAAATTTAGTAACCCATACTTGTTTTCTTTTTAAGTATTTTTTTATGTCCCGTTACTAAAGAAGGACAATCTTTTTACCAATTATATTTTAAGTTTTAATTTTGTTATTTGTTTTTTATCTACTCCATATTTTTCGCAGATATATTTTATATTTTCTCTTCCCTCTCTTGTTGCGTATAATATTTCACAATACTCTTCTGCCTGAATTTTCGATACTTGAAAATCTTCTTTGATTAAATCAATCAAAAAATCTTCATACTTATCTACCTTCTTACCTTTAACATATTTTAGATAATGTCTACCCTTTGGTATAACATTAATCATAGTTAGATAAAATTGTTCTGGATTTAATCTCTCTACGAATGGTTCTAAATCTGCTATTGTAGTAATCCAATCTGGATTCATAGATAAGAATCTTTGTACCATGTAATTACTCCATGTTTTCTTATCAGTCTCTTCAAGTTTATCCCAATACTTTGGGTCTTGAAACTGTGTAACTGCCTTTATGTGGTCAAATAAGGTTTTTGCCATCTGTAAATAATTGTTTTATTCTTTGTTTAAAATTGATATACCCTTTCTTAGCATTCTCTTCCCATTTTGATGAATCACCATCATCACTTATCCACTTGAATGAGTATAATAGTTTGTTATAACGAGAACAAACTTGTGCGATAGAATATAATTCCATATCAACAATATCACACTTCTTAACCATCTCTAAGTATTTATCGGCATAATCTGTTCTATGTTTATCGTAAAATTGGTCTGTTGAAAAACATTTGATATCTGATTTACCTTGAAGAGTTATGGCACCCAACCCATGAAAGGGGGTATGTCCATATTCAGCAAAAGGTCTTACATCTATATTATTGTAGACCTTACCAACTGTAAGTACTTCTCCTATCTTATGGTTTTGTAGATTACCACAAGAACCGAAATTAATTACATGGGATGGATTATATTTTTCAATCAATCGTGTTGTATTCATAGCAGCATTTATTTTACCTACTCCTATAATATGAATCTCACTTCCAAAAATTTCTAGTTCGTTGTGTTCTAAATCAGTTGCCGATAAAAAAAGATACTTACTCATTATAACTAATTAAACTTTTTACATCATAACCATCATACAATCCAATATCTAGTAAAACTAATTTATCGGTTACATTTAATCCTACCATCTTACATAAATCTTCTGCTGCTTTGATAGTACCACCAGTTGCAAGTACATCATCTACAAGTACACAATCACCTAAATCATGTTCTGGTAGATATGCCATTTCTAGTGTATCTTTACCATACTCTAATCCATAAGATACTGAAAATAATTGTTTGTTTGGAAGTTTACCTTTTTTACGAATCATTCTAACTCCACCACCAAAATGGAAAGCAAGTGCAGAAGCAAATAAAAATCCTCGTGATTCAATTCCAACCCAATAGTTTGGAATCTCAACAAGGTCTCCCATATCTTCTATTACATTTTCAAATACTCTAGTATCTGCTAGTAATGGTTGAATATCTTTATACTGAATTCCTTTTATTGGAAAATCAGATATATTTTGTATATAATCTTTATAGTTTCTATCTAATCGTTTACTACTTCTCATTATCTAAATTTCGAATTTCAACCGGAATCAATTCTTCTTTAACTGCACCACATTCTCCACAACAATACACATCAACTGGTATCATAACATCTTGTGGAGTACCTGTGATTATCTTAGATATTGTTCTAAATTTCACTGCAGGTAAAAACACATCATAACCACAATGATTACAAACCATTGGTTTTGATTTATTTAAATCAATCTTTGGTTGTTGTGGTTGTTTTGGTGGGGTATTGTTACCCATTCCTATAATTTTTGCCATTTTAGTTTAGTAAGTTTAATAGTTCTATCATCAATGCCATAAATTGTATTTCTTTATCTACAACTAATGCATCTTTAGATTGTCTTTCTGATATTGTTAATATTACGTTTGCGGTATTACCTTCTGCATAATCATCAACCTTCTCATAAAAATAAGAATATAAATCAGTAAAATCTTGTGTACGAGAATCTGCAACTGCCTGTCTAATCTTCATGTACTTATTTCTCTTATCATCCTTTGATGTAAAGATATCAATTAGTTTAGATTTTAAATCACCTTCAATAACATTTTTAGTATCAATCTTCAACTCACCTTTATGAGAATTCAATTGACAAGTATTTATAATCTTTCTAATATCAGGATATGA